CTAGTCGATATTAACCATAACCCCGAACGGCCCCATCTGGGTATGGGTAAGCTCACCATTTATAAAGATGGTGAGTTTGTCTTCGATGGCGTACCGTTCAAAGGTGGTTACCCCCAGACGTGCCTTAAGCTCTCTGTATATTTCCGCCGTGCTGTAGCCCTCAAGGCCAATGCCTGAGGACCCCTGCCCCATGTCTTTTCGTTCTTGCATAAGATCAGGATAGTACGGGCCGCCGGTGGAGTACAGAAATATTAGTTCGCCAGGAACTTTGCCAGCGCCGCAAAAATCGCCCCCACTACACTAATTCCAGCATAAGGCTGCCACCAGTTAGGTAGTTTTTTCTCGATAAGGTCCAAGCGTCCGGAAATACCCGAAACCTTCTCACCGACCGTATTGACCGATGCCTGAACACCATCAACCCGCACGTGAAGGCTATCAATCTTCCCGTCCGTCTTTTCCTGACCTTTTTCGAGCAGACCAAGGCGATATTGGATAATGTCCATGCCGCCATTATCGCCTCCCCCACCCCTCTTTTCAACTAATCTTTCGGAAAATGCTCTGCTGCTTACAGCCTCAAGCCGGGCGCGGAGTTCTTCTGCTGCGTCACTCATGCCTCTGCCTTATCAATCATCCTGTTCGCAAAGGACAATGTATCTTCCAGAAGCCTATCAAGTTTTTCTTTTTCCGGCTTCTCTTCGCTACTTACCATTTGAGCAAGCGCAGCAACAAAAACACTCATCCTTGCAATATCAAGACGTATTTCTTTTAACTCTGAATTGGTCATGTCCACCTCATTTCCGCACTATTGCACCAGCACGTACGGATTCCCGTCAACGGAATGGCATGGGCTTTGCGGGACTCGCGGGGGTGTGGGAGGGGGATTATTTGGGTGACGATTGTATTCTAGTTGTCCAAAACAATATTACGGCAGTAGAAAGTGGTATGTCTGGCTTAGATAAGCATATCTCATGCACAGAAGATGTTATAAAATCTACGCTTTGGATTTTATCAAATTTGCTATCATCAGATTTACCGCCTAAAGCGATAACGCTTGCCATATTTAGTCCGGAAAAATAACCAATTATATTCTCCCCGACTTGGGATGTTGGAGAAAAATCCAAAGAATTAACGCTAGAGCATTTTTCAGGCAAGAAACCAAAAATCTGAGGATTAGCATGTGCCACGCTTGGGGTCATAAAAACTGCAAGGCATATAAAAATCTTCTTCTTCATTCCCCCAACACCCTCTTAATAGCAATGCGTCGTCGTTTGCCCTGCCCCTAGAGGCATTGTTGTGCAGTTAAGACTTGGCCTGACTTGATTTGTCTGTAATGAATTTTGATAGTTCCGAGCGGCGTTCTGTAATGCTTGACCCATGGCATATCTTCTATCTGCGTCTTCCTTGTATTCCCTCACTTTATTCTCATAATTCTGTTGCGCCTGTAAGGCGGCACCGAGGGCCTGTATCTGCTGCATGGCGTCCTGAGGAGCCATTCGCCCTTGATCAACCAAGCTCCAAACCTGCACTGCTTTGTCTGTTATTAAGATCGTCGGGCGAGGATTTGCTCCAAGCGCTGCATCACGCTTTAACTGCGCCGTCCCGATGCATTGAGCCCTACGAGCCATGTTCCCGCGCATAATAGGGAATTGCTGATTGCATAGAGCAACATCGGCTTCCATTCGAAGGCGCGCCTGTTTGGCCTTCCCGGCGTATGCGGGTATGGGTGCGAGCAATAAAAGTACAGCTAAAATACGCCTCATTCTTCAATAACCCTTCTAATTCGTCGCAAGCGGCTTTCGGCCTCTTCAAGTCTTGCACGATAAAACCGCGTCTGGGTTTGGAGAAGATCAATCCTGTCATTCGTAACCGGATTTTCCGTCTCTGTCAGGGTTGTGATCATCTCGCCGAGGCGTTTGTGCGCCTGATCTAATTCCCACTTTATGCCGGGTATCTGGGCTTCAAGTTCGGCAGCCTCCTCTTGGAGGAATGCTCTGCACTCATCTGACGGCAATTCAGAATGGCGGATTCGCTCGACTATTTCAGAGTTCATCGAGTGCCTATTTTTTTCAGCACTTTTCCTAATAATATCAAGCAGTTCTTCACCTAGGCGAATTGTAATTGAGGTGGGCTTTTTGTCGCTCATAATCCTTGATTGCACAGACAAAGCAAAAAAAACAGTTGCGCACTCATGTGGGTGCATATATACAGGAATTAAGCACTCATTAGAGTGCGAAAAGGAAAAGGACTCATGCAAGAAACTGGATCAATAACCATTAGAATGGAGAAGACGCTTCTTCGCTCACTGAAGGTAAGCGCCGTCATGAACGATCGTAGCGCCAACAAAGAGATCGTTAGGCTTTTGCGGAAAGCATTGGCGGAAGAAAAAGAAAGCAAATGAGCCACAAATACCCACAGATGCACATCCGAGTGCCGGAAGAAGTGAAAGCATGGCTTGAGAATAATGCCCGCGAAAATGAGCGGCCATTGAATGGCGAAGTTGTGTTTCAACTCAAACAAGCAATGGGAAAGGACAGCAAATGAGCCGAGAGCATCCCTTGGTCCGGGTAAGAGTGCCCCCGGAAGTATTGCAGGCGCTTGAAACGAGCCGCTTCATTAACCGGCGGTCTTTGACTTCGGAGATCGTTTTCGGGCTGGAGCACTATCTCAACAGCATCGAAGCAACAAAAAAGGCGTCAGGCCCAGCCGTCCAAAGCAAACCTGACGCCTCTGACAGTGAGTAAGGAATAATCACCATGCCAAATTCAAACACGAACCTGACAATCCTCTCTACCACAATCCGCCAAGATGCGGAAGGGCGGTATTGCCTGAATGACTGCCATAAGGCGTCAGGTGGCGACGCTACCAAGGCACCGGCCCAATGGTTGCGGAATGACCAGACTAAAGCATTGATAGGGGAATTGAGCGATGTGGAAATTTGCACATCGCCTGTTTCAACCAAAAAAGGTGGCACCAACCAAGGCACCTACGCCTGCAAGGAACTGGTCTACGCCTACGCAATGTGGATCAGTCCCGCTTTCCACCTCACCGTAATCCGCGCCTTTGATGCGTTGGTTACGGGGCAAATCCCGAACGCAGCCCCCAAACCCAAACGCATCCGCAAGCCATCCTTCGCTGTGACGTTTGACCGCTGCCTGCGGGTTGCCGCCCACCTGCCGAACGTGGACGAAAACCAGAAGGTTCTGATGGCGGCGCGGGGCACGTATAATCTCACCGGCGTCAACCCGCTTGAGGTGATGGGCTACGCTTCGCTACCCGCTCCAACGCAGGATAATTATCTGACCCCCACGGAGCTTGGGCTTCAGGTTGGCCTGTCAGCCGTTCGCGTCAATCGGATACTGGCAGAAGAGGCGCGGTTGCAGATTGCCATGCCGGGCTCCTCCTCTGGTAGCAAGTGGGCTATGACAGAACGCGGCCTTGCTTACGGGAAGATGTTCGACACAACCCGCAAGGGCGGCAGAGGTTCACAGCAGCAGCTTAAATGGAAGCCGTCTGTTGTTGAGTTCCTGCGCCCTTTTGCCGCGCCGTCAGCGTAAGTGCCGCAACGGCCAGCCGCCCTTTCGGGGGTGGCAACGCTGGCGTGAGAATGAGCCCGATGGAAATGGCTCTTGCGCTTGTAAACCTCAATCTCGCCATACCAGACGCTGCGGGGAAGCATCAGCTTGGCCTCAAGCGCCGCAATGAGGTTGTGCTCAAGGCCGGTCAGGCTATCGGCCAACTCTGGCATGATCTGAAACAGGAAGAACGGGGGGAGCGTAAAGCAATAGCTTGACAGACTCGGGTGGCAGAATAGAGAGTGAGTCCGGGTGTTCCAATAGATACCGTTTTCAGGTGAAAGGGCGGCTTTCGGGTCGCCCTTTTTCGTTGCGACTCACGCCGGTCATCGGTTACAGTCCCGCTTGGCGGTCACTGCGCCCTAGGAAGGGGAAAGCCGAGGCCCATCTCTCTCCCCTTCCTAGTCCTTTCTTCTGGTTGACATAGACCCCCGTGACGAAAGTTGCGGGGGTTTATTCTGTGCCAAGGGGTTGCCCGACTCGGTGATCACCCTTTAGCCCTTAGAGGGCAGACCTGTGCTGCTTTTGTGAGCCGGGGGAGAAGATCACAAGTCTTCTCCCCTATCTAACTGAGCAATCCCCCCGTAAGATACGTCACGTCAACCCTGACAATCTCGTTATCAAAAGGCAGCAGGTTTCCGCTGGTGATCTGGAAGCATGGGGATATCGCATACCCCATACCCGCCACCGCGCTCCATTTCTTCTGTGCTGTCATGTTGGTGGAACTGTTCCACATGGACTGATCCCATATTCCTGCGTCCCAAACGGAAGCACTGTCTATGGCGGGGCCAGCGGGCGCAGATGGAATGGTCAGAACGTAGTCATACATCATGGAGATGGACCATGACACGTCAGTGCTACCCCGCATCATCACGCTGGCATCTTTGGGCATCTTGGCCCCAAATGTTCCGCCCAGATCATGGAACAGAGGCGCATAGATGGCCGTGAATGGCGCACCCATGTCATAACCGGTCTGCCATGCGGCTGCCACCCGGCCTGATGTTGTGCCGAAGTATAACTGCCCGCTGGATACGGCCATGCATAGCGCGTCCCACCCCGTAAAGCGGGCCCATGCGCTGGTGTTCATGTTCACCACAAGCAGATATGCCTGATAGTTTTCGGCCTCTGGTATGGAGACAAGCACCATCTGCATTTCCGGCCAGACTTCAACCTGCCAGTTGCGCGTTGGGCGTTCTGACACATATTGCATCCATGCGTCCTGCACTGGATAGGATACAGCGCCAGGGGCCAGATTGGATGGGTTGCGTTCAACGGCCTGTGTGAGTGGGATCAGACCGGCATCTGTAGCAATAAGAAGATCCCCGCCATTGCGGATGAAGGCGCGCTTCCCACGCGGCTTATCAACGCGATACAGCCCAACCTTGCTCCATGATGAGGACAGGTTCGGGTCATACCCCTGATAGACAGCGACCTCCCCTTCATCCGTGACCATCACGCACTGCTCGGACAGCCCATTGCTACTGGAATTGTCGAGCGACCACGAGGACCCAAACAGGAGTGATCCGCCCCCCGTAAAGATGCCGCCCATAGGGAACGGTGTAGCCGTGCCAGAAACAGCCCCGGCACTGAGATACCAGACGTTAAGGGTTCCTGCCTGGACAAAATACAGCCGCGCCATATAGGCCCAGACATAGGTAAATGTTGACGGATGCAGCGTGCTGATTGAGGAGCCATCGGCCGGCGTAATACCGGGCCAATATGTGCTGCCATCCTCCGATGCGACTGCGCTTCCGCCTTCTGTGCCTGTTATGGTCTCATCGCTCTTGAAGGTAGCCGTGCTGGTCAACTGAACGTAAAGCTGCTGCCCCTGCTGGAAGAGAACTTTCCCGGTTGCGCCAGACGTTCCGCCCGTTACGGTTTCGCCATCCGTGAAAGCCTTGGTGACAGTGCCAAGCTGCACCAGTTCAATAGCGTATCCCGTCAGGGGCCACCAATGCGTGCCATCAAAAAGCTGAACGGGGTCAACACCATTGCATGCGACCAGAAACACGCCGCCATCTGTGGCAAACTGCACGTAGGACCATTCACCGCCAATCAGGCCCGTCACAGCAGCAACGGGAGCGCTTGGGCTTGATATATCCCAGATGGTGCCACCGATAGCCGCAAACAGCTTTACGATGCCGCCGCTATCGTATGTCATCAGGCTTGTGCAGTCCTGCGTGTCATCAGGTTGGCAATACAGTGCGCACCCCTGCCGGATACGGACGGTCTGGGGGGTAGGCCACCAGTTATCCAGCACGACTGCACCGGGCTTATTGCTGGTGTTGGCAATCAGGTTCTGGTTGCTGATCCAGCCTGAGGTTGGCGGTGGGAAGCTGACAACCTGCGCCTTGCGGCCTCTGCCACGAGACTGAACAGGCGTCCTCACCGGCGCAGACCCCAGATGCCAAGGCGGTTCATGCCCCGCCGGTTGCTGCGGATCGGCTTGCTCCCATGATCCTTGGCTGCAATCTGGGACAGGCGCGCCTCGTAATTCTGCATATCCTCGGCATAATCCAGACCCTCAGCTTGCTTCCATCGCCAGATCATCGCCAGCGTGAGAAGCTGCTCATCCAGCAGGAACGTGTCTGCATCTGCGGTAAAAAGTGGCTTGAGCGTACCATCCGCATCCTTCACCAGATTGCTTGAGATATACCAGAAGCACGGGTTTTCATTTGCGCGCGGCGTGGGGATCAGATGGAACTGGTCGCCATAAATGATCCAGTAGCCCGGAACAGTGGATGGCATGAAGCGCTGTAGCTGCGTCCATTCATCCAGATCAGCGCATTCCTGATAATTGATTGACCAGATGGAGGAATGCACATCGGCCTTGACCAGCATGCGCCCGTAATCATCTGGCAAGTCAAAGTCTGCCGTGCTGCCGTCCGTGGTCAGCGTGCAGAGGCTGGTCAGCGCCAGCCAGTCATGCTGCTGGGCTATATCCAGAACGGCTTCCGAGATAATGGCCTGCATCTTGATCTGGAACGGGTCACTCCCCGTAAACAGGCTGTTCTGGTCCTGCGCCAGCAAGCGCCGGGACGCCTGTTTGAAGCAGTCCAGAACAGTCATTGTCAGGCTTCCTCAGCCATGCGCAGGAGCGTTTCGCGGGACGGATTACCCATGGGCGTCTGGCCGGTGCGCTCCTTGATATAGGTCTTCAACTGCCGGTCATCCATGGCCGCGAATGCGCTGGCCTCGATCTTGTCTTCAATAGCTTCCTCAGCCACATGCACGGCAGTAGTCTTTTCAGACTGGAGTTTTTCAACCAGAGCGCGCAACTCTTCCAGTTCGGACCGCTCTGACCGGACACTGCTATGGTCAGCAATCCAAGCGCCTGCCATGCGCTTCAGTTCATTAGCAGCAACACCGAGCGCCTTGAGGTGGATGCCCTCAAGCGAATTTACGGCCTCGATGGAATAGATCTTCAGTGCCCGGCACAAGCTAAGCTGGGCCTGCGTGATCCCGTACGGCACCAGTTCCTGCAACGGCGTGCCTTCGCCGGTCTGGCTGTTGCCCAGTTTGAAGTTGCGATACTGTTCTGCGAACCGTTCCGCGTAGGTGATCGGCTGGCCGTTATGGACCTGCCAGATGCTATCGGCGGGAACGGTTGGGATATAGTTCTTCTCACCCGCAATGCGCATTTCGCACAGTTCGATGGTTTTCATCACCGGGCGCTTTTCACGGCGCGATGCCTCGATATCCTCAACAGTATCATAACGGAAATGAGGGGTAACGGCATAATCGGTCATTGGCCGGTCAACGCGGCTGATTGCAACGTCCATGGATTATCCTGCAAAAAAAGAATGGGGGAGCGGTCAAACTCCCCCGTATCGTCAGATGGCTGCGGCCTTGGCCCAGAAGGAGCCGCCAGCAGGGACTGCAAGGGGGGCCGTATAGGCCCCGCTATCAGATGCAGAGGCATTGCCATCATCATCAATGGCAATCTTCGCCCCTGCGGTCAGGGCTGCGGCTGACGTTGCCCAGACGCGCTTGTAGCCGCTGTCATCAAAGGACACGTCCCCATACTGCGGGGAAACGGTGCCGTTGATATCCAGCCATGAGCCATCAGCGGGAAGAACCGTATCAAGGCCGATACCAAGAGAGGGGTTGGTACGAAAAGACATGTCTCAGCCTCCTTATGCCGCTGCCGGGGTGGTATTAAACCGCCATGTATAGCGCGGATTGTTGAGAACCATCTCACCGTTCCAGACCAGATACTGCACAATGGCGTCCTGGTTGATCGGGCGGGCACCATCACCGTCAAACAGAGGCACCATATTCCGGCTGGGGTGGTAGCGGATTTCCAGTGCCTGACTGTCAATACCGTAAACGGTGTTTTCCGGCATGACCGTGCCAACGCCATTGGCGCAGAGCAGCTTCACCACACCGGCAGGGGTGCTGATGGAGAGAGCATCAAACCCAGATGTTGCGCTGCGGGCATCCGTAATGCGCTGGATTGCCATCAAAGCGCGGTTGTAGGTCAGGTAACTCTTGGTATCGCAGATGATCAGATCGGCATACCGGTTGCCCTTACTCCGGTTGGCGATGATGGTCTGCAACATCGGGATGCACGTTGTCACATCAAACGTCGTGCCGATATCGGGGAAGTCCGTGGTCGCCGTGTAGTAGGACGTACGCCACATCGCTTCCTGAGAACGGTCAATGCCGCCATACACCCCAACATTCGGCACAATCGGGATAGCGCCACCAAAGCCGATCATTTCACGACCGCCAGCGCCAGTCCCGTCACCGTGGATGGCTTCTTCCATGACGTTCTGCATGGAGCTTTCTGCGTTCTCCATGTAGGTATCAAGAAGGTCAATGATCTTGCCGCGCCCCTCATTCGCCAGAAGCTCCGTCCCGGTCAGGGAAAAACCGACAGCAACGTTCTTCGGCGTGAAAACGGCGCTGTTGATCAGTTCCTTTGGCGTATTGGATAGCTTGTCATACCCAGTGAACCACTGACCATCCATCTTGTCGATCATCAGCGGGACGCGAATATCTGCCCCTTCATAGGTCTTGAAACGGTCATTTTCGCGCAGTATCCGCAAAACAGGATTACTGTTGAAAACAAGGTCCTGAATTGCCCGCGAGCGGTCTTCCATGGCAGTCGTCAGAACCTGACGAAGCCGAACATTTGAAACGATTGCCATTCCGGCAAATCCTCACCTTACGAAGCGGACGCCTTATCCAGTGCAGCGCTCAACGCTTCTCGCCGTGACATTTTACCCCTACGCACCGGGTTTGTGGATTGTCCGGAAGAAGGAGCGCCTGAGATTTGAGATTTGCCCGCACGCGGATTGGCAGTCTGGGCAGTTGTCTGCGCCGGAGTAGCTTGGCTGGTGGATGATGCAGAGCGCGGGCTTAACCGCTCAGCCATATCATATGCCGCTTCAAGCCGGTCATACGGCGCGAGATTGTCTGGTATCATACCAGAATTCAGGCATCGCACAACAGTTTCCTGCAATTCCGCAAATCTTGGGTGCTTTTCTGCAAATGGAGCAATCACCTCAGCATTCACGCGTGCGGCCTGTTCCTGCGCTAACTGCGCCTGCAATTGCTGCTCACGCGGCGTTAGCTGTGGCTGCTGCGGCTGTGCCTGCTGGCGAGGCATCAGCATCTGTGCCTGATATTGCGGGCTGTTTTCCTGAACAATCTGCGCATATTGCTGCGGCGTCAGCTTGACGGTTTTCAGAATTTCCGCAACGGCCTGCACCGGGTTCTGTTTAAGTAGCGCATCAAGGCTGGTGAAAACTTCCAGAGCCTGAGACAACTTCACACCGTTCCGCTCGGCATAGTCCTCAAAGATTTTCAGCCCCGCGCGATACTGTTCGTTTTCCTGCGCACGCTGGCTCAGTTCATCGTAGTCACGCTCAAGACGGATCACCTCTGACTTGACGGAATTTGGTGTATTGATCCACGTCTCTTTGGCTTTTGTTAGGAAGCGTTTGGGCGGCTCACGGAAGCGCTCTTTGTCCTCCGGCTTGTCGGCTGGCTTCTCTTCAGGCTTTCCGCTATCTGAACCCGGCTTTTCAGCTTCTGGTCCCGCGCTGCCATCTTTGGCGCCGCCCTTTTCGTCATGCTCAGGCTTGACGGCTTCTTCTGGTTTTTCCTTATCTGGTTGAGGATTTTCCTCTTTCTCCAGCTTTTCAGCAGCAGCCTTGATGGTTTCTCGGCGCGATTTCGGAGCCACCGGCTTTTCAGGCTCTGGCTTAGGCTTTTCTTCCTCATGCCGTTGGCCCTCTGGCTCGTCTGCGCCGGCCCCAATGGCTGTTGATGTGGCATCGTCCTCAAGCACGGTTGAGGGCGTATCAGTGCCGATATCAGAAAGAGTATCACTCATGCCTGCATTCCTTCCCCGCGCTCTACGGCGGCAAGTGCCTTGTCAACAGCATCGCGGGCCGCCGTACGGTCCCTGACGACACCACCATTTTTCTGGATATGTGGCTTTTGCTCATTGCCTACCTCGACATACTCAACCCCTTGTGGGTTTCCGTCTGCCCGATATGTGCGCCGCAAAGCCTGCTTGGATGTGTAAAACTTGCCATCCGCCTGGCTCTGCATCGGTTCAATCGTGTCCGTGATGAGCATCGGGCATGGCAGATTGGAACGGTTCAGATTTGGAGAAAGGACACGGCGGTATGTTTTCCTGCCTCGCCCATCATCAAACCATGCGTATTCTGGTGCGCTTTCCTGCATGTGCGGTAATATAGTACCGTTGGTGCAGGAAAGTACAGATTATTTTCAGACGCGGAGCCGTCAGCCCCGCTCCGTGTCTCTGTCATGTGTTTTCCGAATTTTGTAGAAAAAAATGCTCGAAAGCGGTTAGGCTTTACCAAGCCGACCCATTGCTCACGCGATGCCATGAGTTAGTAGCAACACAGGTGTAACTGTACGTTGCGTCAGTCATAATTTGACCCGGCGTGCAGGCTGCCGTGCTGCTGGCAGGCGTGCCGAACGGTATTTGCATTATTTGTCCGGTGGTAACAAGACCCGCCACGTGAAGCGTAACCCCATTGCCGTTGGATGCACCCAACTGGAAATCGTTGGGCGATGTGGCATTTTCAAATATATTTCCATTATTTGATGGTGCCGCAAAAATCACCTGGCCACCCGGTAGGGTTGTTAGTCCGTTTGCTGTTACTGCACCACTGATGTTTAAATTTGCTTTTGCACCACTGGACGTGAACATAGTTACTGTATCACCACTGGACCCATAAATACAAACCCACCCATTAGATGTGTCCGTTGGCTGGAAACAAGATGATTTCCCGCCGGTTATTGACATATCATTAGGGAACTTCACGCTCCCATCTGACTTCACGCATATACCGATGGATGGATTCCAAGTCCCGCCCGCTCCACCGGCCAAGGCAATCCCCCCCACACCACACTGGGGATTTAATATGATCTCTCCCGCATTTTTCGCGTCAACTGTGTGAGCATTAGGCCCGCTACCGTAGTTAAGACCAATGCGGATTGAGGCATATTTTACAAAATCCATACCTGTTGTGCCGGACGGAATAGTAGCATCCATTTGTGCCCATTTTTGGAGTTTGAGCGGAATACCATTTATCGTTTCTTCTTGGGCTGAAAGAAAGCGCGTGCTTGCCTCTCCAACAGTTCCATCGACCGGTAGAACAAGAGGACGGTCAACTTCAAAACCCGCATCAGTATCAAATAATTTGATGCCAGTTGTCGTGTATCTTATCCGAAAAAACGTTGGCATATACCCTGAAAGCCAAACCATTTGACTATCCCGTGAGGGCAGAGACGGACCTTGATACGCCAAACCGACCCCAGTAAAGGCATTTGTATAATCAGGATCGTAATTAAACATATCATGCTGTAAGTATGTGCATGAATGAACCATACTATCCTTGGCGTTGATATTTTTATCGCTATCATGCGACCCAGAATGGTTTAACTTACAATATGTATAATTGTTAAACATGCTGGTTGATGCGCCAATGAATACGGCAGGATGTGTATAATTTGACCATTTGGTATCGAGTGTCCCTGCCGCCACGGCGGGACGGGCCCCACCATCTCCCGCGTAGCTGGATACCATCGGGACAAACCCATTAGATATATTGCTGCCAGGAACAGACCAGCCTACCGTGTCAATATACGACCCGTCAGGTGCAACGGCGTTAACCTCAGACGCCAGAATGTCAGGTGAATTAACGTCACTGGCCGTTGTTTTTCCGGGTCCGATCACATTTGTAATGATATATTGACCGCGATGGAGCAAGGCGACCCACTCAGCAGGCAATGCCGGAGAAAAGCATACGCGATTGGGTGTGGTAGTAGGAGTTCCGCACCCGAAAGTAACGGCGTGGGTATTTCCGCTCCAATCCTTGATATCTGCGCCGGCCCTTACGAGCGGGACGGGTGTGTCAAACTGATTGCTGACAACGCCACTATCCAGCGTGCCGTAGTTGGCAATCGCCGTTGGGCCGTTGGACAAAGCGTCCGGTCCGAACCCAGGCCGAATGCCAGAAAATGAACCATCATAAGCAGAAAACGCCTGCACGACACCGCTATCATTAGGGCCGTCCGGCATCCCGTTTAACTGCTGGACCAGTGGAGTGCCGGTTTGCAGACCCCCCATTCGCGACATATTTGGTGGCGTCCACGGGTCTGTAAAATCCCCCAGCATCTGCCCCCGTGCGGCACCGTTAAACATCAATTTTAGGCGCGGAGATTTGATGCCAGATGTTGTGTCCGCATCTGCATCCAATCCAGCAACCCCATTCGCCGCGTTCTTTTCAGTCTGCTGCACACTCCCTGATGCGATCTGGCCGATCTGGGAAACTGTTTTTCCGTCTGTTGTCGCCCGCGCTTGAGATACATCCCCCACAACGGGGGCATCAATCCTCCCATGCGCATCCAATCTTGCAGCAAAACCGGGCTTACCTAAGCTTTGTAGATTAAGCTTTGCTGCATCAAACTGCTGCATCATGGGAGCAGTCAGTACGCGCCCATTGGTCCATGGGATGCCGCTTGATTGCGCGAATGCAGATGATGAGAACAGAACACCAAGAACAATGGCAAGTTTTCTCACAACTCGTCTCCTAATTCATTCCAGTCCAAAACAAAGCCGCCGAGAACGCCATCCCTGCTGGCACCGGGGCCGTATATCGTCTCACTCATGTCCATTCCCGTGATATCATCAGGCATTTCCGCATCAACGGTCCAAGGATAAGCAATCTGCGCGTCAAGGCGCTTAAACCGTGGGTTGGACATCGCTCACCGCCGGTTGCAGGAGTGCCTGATCCTGCTCGAACTGTTGCTGGCCCACTTCGGCAATAGCCCGCACAGTGTCATTGTCCGCCGTCTGGCGTGATGTTTGAGCGTTAGCTAGAAGCGCCTCAGTCTCGGCCTTCACATTCTCAATGCGGGCCAACGTTTCAGCAAGATCGGCCTGCGCCTGCTGTGCCTCAATCTGCAAAACCTGCTGTTTGTGGGTGAAGTCTGCCTGCGCCTTATCCTGCTCAAACTGCAATTTTGCTGCCTGCAACTGCATGTCTGCCTGCACCTTCTGCATCTGCGCCTGGGCTTTCTGCTGCTCGGCCTGAGCCAACTGCTGCTGCGCCTGCGCCAAGGCCGGGTCCTGCCCTTGCTGTTGGCTTTGCATTTGCTGCTGCACGATCTGCGGGGCCTGCTCGGTAAATTTCTCGATCAGTCCATCAAGCTCACGACCAACACGATATGGCGCAAGCGCAAACTTTAGCAAACCGCCCGCCAATTCCGCACCAGACGGCCCAAGCTGAAGCAACTGCGCAACGCCTGACGATGCCTGAGAGAAAGCTCCAAGAAACTCATTGCGTGACTGCTTTTCAGCAACCTCGTCCGGCATGATCGTGCTGTCGGTCTCGATCTCAATCGCAAATGAGCGCGTCCGTTCGTCACGCAGGAATTTTACCACCTTATCAATGGTAATCGCCTGCTCAAGCTGTTGGACCTGCTGAGTAACCTGCTGATGGATCTGCATAGCATGCTGCTGAAGCATTGCCACCGGGTTCTGTTGCAGTTGCGGCTGTTGAGGCATGGGCTGGGGCGGCATCATTGCGCGGGCACTCCCTGCGGCTGCGGCGCTGGCGGCTGTGCCTGTGAAACTGACTGCTGCACATTCGCGCGCGCCTCAATCTCCCTGATCTGGCCGGCAATATGCGCAAGCGCCTGCTCTCCCTGTTTTTTGACCATGGTGATCTGTTTTTTGATATCGCTGTCAGTCGGCATCTTGCTCAGAGACATTTCAAGCAACGTCTTGGCGTCAAAGTTTTCGCAGATGATCTCACCAGCAATGGCACAGATGGCCTGCGCATGCTGAACCAGAGCATCCACCTTTTCGCGAATACGCACGCTGCCGTATTGGCTTTTAAGCTGCTGCGCTCCGAGCGTCTCCTGCGCGTCTGACGCGCCGCGCATGATATCGCTGATACCGGATAGCTCATAATAATCGCTGATAAGCTGCTGGCGTGCTGTAATCAGCCCCTGAACGGTGTTGGCAAACATATCCAGTGGCAGCCACTGAACCATATCACCGTTGCCAACCAATGACGATGCGGGAACAGGTATCAGCATCATGTCATCGTCCGCCTCATCCAGAAGAGACTGGACGGCAGAACCTACATCACCACCGGACGGTATCAGCCCACGAACACGCACCTGATCGAGTAGGCCATAAATCCGGCTTGTCAGATCATTTATTTGCTCAAGCGTGCTCTCATAGCGCTTGTAATCCGGAACAGGAACCAGAGACCGGCGCTTGAGTGTGGCGTATGCGGGCTTTGGGCACGGGAAAAAACCTTCAATATCAAGAAAAGGCTCGGACTCATCCAAAACGGTCTCAACGCCATCCGTGACCCAATAGACGCGCTTGTCGACACGGCTCCAGACTTCCCAGACTGCCGCCTTTTCGCTGCTGTCTGACATGCCGTATTTTTCACCGCGCTTGGCAAAGGCCGCATCGGCGTATCCGCTGCTCATGCCGAACCGATCACGCATTTCCTGCTTTGTCATCCAGGCACAGCGCGCGACCCACCCTACCTCTGACCACTTGCGGGCAGGCTCATGCAGAAAGTCACGCTGCTCAAGGTGCTCGACAATGACGCGCTTTCTGTCCTCATCCTCATAACGCAGCCATGACACGCCACGTCCGGTCAGGATCAGGTCATCGCGCACGGCCTGCATCACATCGTCAATGCACGTCTTATCCAGTGTGGTGCTCAGGACGCGCTCAAGCATCTCAGAAACCTGATCCAGAAACGGGTCACGAATTGAAAAGCGTGTGCTTACGGCAGGCACGGGCGGCCTTGCATATACCGCAGGCTTGAGGATCTCCGTGCTTGACCAAAACAGGTCGAACTCAGGGTCTGACCAGTCTGACAAACCAGACATGGAGCGGGACAGGGAGAAGATTTTGTCAATACGCTCACACTGTCCGTACCACACATCAAACGCCTTGGCCGCATCAGAAAGCGCTGCCAGCAGAACATCAGAGGATTTTGGTTCGTCAGTGTTTTCGAGCGTGTCGGCAAACTGAGGTTGCTCGTCCACGTATTACCGTCTCCGGCGCGAGATTGGTCTCAGCTTGGGAGGGGTTATGCCCTCAGCCGCAAGCACGTTTTGCATGGTTGTCGCCGGGGGAGATGGTGCAGCCGCCCGAGCCTCGCGCCACGAAAGAGCCATATATCGTGCTGAGTCGGAGTAATGACTGGCCCAATCATGCTCCGGACCCATCGAAAATGCCTTTTTCGTGTCGTCCCACTTTCGTTTATAACTTTCTAGAGCAGAAAATCCAGTCATTTCCGTGCTCACATCAAAGATGCACAAAGGCAATGTCCTGCGTAGCGCATTGATCCCGTCCATCAGGCCGACATTTGGCACAAGCTGCGGGTTGAACCCCATTGCCATCATGGTTTCAATGCGTGTGCGTCCGCCAGTCCATTCCCGCGCCTTAGCATCGTGCGGGACGTAATCTATGCCCTTTGTCCAGCACTTTGCCGCGTAGGTATCGCGCATGTAGGTCTCATAATAATCCAGCCCTACACCTGATTGCGAATGACATCCCAACACAAGGATTTGAGCGCCCACAACCTGAAAGTGCCATAACGCGGTATCGTCGCTGATGCCCAAATCCCACGATGTGTGAACAGGAAAGCCGGGAATGGCCTCAATCGGGCACAAGCGGCCCTCATTGCGTACGGCAGACAACTCGCGGGCATAAAACGCACCAAGAATGGCCGCCGTCCATGAGCAAAGGTATTCCTGCTCGAACTGGGCCTGCCCTATGTCTTCGCCGTAGATCGAAACATACTCGGCCAATGCCTCAGACGCCTGCTCTGGGGTTAATGCGCCGGTATCAAGGATCGTTGACCTTTCCGCGAACCAATCTACCGATCTCTCAGCATGTTGGAACATAGAGTAAGCGTGGTTTTTCCCGCGAGGTGTTGTAATAAATGCCGCCCACCCGTCATTCTCTTGCAGCATAGGCCGGATGTAGCCCCATGCGGACGGGTTACACAGCGCCCACTCGGAAAACGTCACGCCAGCAATGCCTGCACCAACAAGACTATTATAGCGGTCAGACCCAACTAATTGCCATGTCGATCCGTTTACAAACCGGATAAACATCTCCTGTTCGTTTGTGCTGGCCCTGAGCGCATGTGGGAACGCTTCGTCAATACGCCGCTTGCCAGTGTGCGGATTAATGGCCGTCCACAATGCTTTCCGAGCCTGCGCATATTCAGGCAAACAACTCCAGTATGATGCTGGGCGCTCAAACAAAGCGCATGCCGTGTGGTGGAGTAGAACATCATCTTTGCCCCAACGGCGGTGCGCGATTTCAATCGCTCTCTTGCCACCATTAGACAGATAATCCCAGAGATTTCTCTGGTAATTACGTGGGCTCCACGCGTTCGGAATCTTTATTTCTGCCATTACGCAAAAGAAGTGCCGCGAGGCCTACGATTATTAGACTGCGCCTTCATGGTCGCCCATCGGCAATTATCAGGATGGTAATCACCACTGTTATCAATACGATCGAGCGTCATTCCTTTTGGTCTGATACCCATATCCCTAACAAAATTCTCATACGAATTCCGCCACTCATCACATACTCTTATTCCTCTGCCTCCATAGTAGGGGTAATTATCGCGCTTTCTATTATAACACCTCTGCTTCATGGCAGTATAAGATTGCATAGTGTAGTTATCGTACAGGCCGTGCTTTGTATTCCCACGAGAAAACGACTCGATATGCTCCCCCATGCGCACCTTAGCCAGAGCTTTAGCATAGCAGCCGCACGATTTTGATTTTCCGCGGTTAACGCTAGAAATATTGGCACGATAATTTCTGCCGCATGAACAGCGAAATATACCAAATGCAGGCCGCGTTTTCGGTATGCGCAAAAGCAACTCTGGCTTTGCGGGCTCCGGAACATCAGTAACTCCCACGCCGCCTCCATGCTACTATATATTTTGGAACAAGTATTTTAGCGCTGAGGGCGCAGAGCATAGCACCACCAACATCGTGCCACCCAGGAAGCTCGCACGTGACCAACGCACAGATCAGGCACCATGCCAGCGTGATTGGATGGAGGGGCTTTGTGAGCAATCAATCACCCCGGTTGATAATAACGGTCAGGCCGCCCTTGGTTTCATCATCCAAGCCAAACTGCTGCGGCAACAGCCTCACAACACCATTGAAATAAACTTCCGGCTTCTCAAGGCGAACGGACTCAATCGCCTTCACGCCATGCTTCTGGAAGTCTTCGTGGAGCGCTTTCAAAAAGTCTTCGCACAGGCGAGAGCGTGCACCTTTCGGGCGCCCAGCAGGATTGGCAACCTGACCCTTTACAAAAGGCTTCCCCGGACCACGCTTTGGCTTTTCTTGTGCATTATCATCTGCCAGCTTTCGAGGCACGACTAATCCAACCCTCCAACCATTATCTGCACGCACCTGCGCTCAGGTCGTGCCTTTCTGTGTGTTGTGTTGCCGCCTATGTGGAACCCGCCACACTCGATGCATGGATACGCCTCAAACGGCTCTTTCTCCCGTTGCCTCATGCGCTTGGCGCGGAAGCGTGCTTGCGACCGCGTTTCAAAGCGCAATTTACCGAGGCAATGCCGGGAGCGTGTCATGCCTGTATGGAATCACATCTCCCCCAAAAAGTACAGGATTTTCTGTATCTCTAGCGCCTGTCACGCGTTTTTCGGCCCGCGCAACCAATCCTCTTCGAGCGGCAGTATCTCCTCATCCGTCAACCCCGGCTCGCTCTCGTGTAGCGGGACCGGGTGCGGCGTGACAGGCGCGCGTAGGCCACTGCCGGTGGGCCATTCGTGCCAGTCTAGGGTGTCGCCTCTGCTATTCTCACACATACCCCTAAAATCCCCTACGTTTCCCGCTGAGTGCGGTATGGCTTCCGTACACACGATTTACCGTGCGAACACTTGCGCAGCACTGTGCGGCCTTCCTGTGGGCTCTTTCCCACATGTGGACATCACCTGCGCCTCTAACTGTGCGATGAGCGGCTCTAACCACACGCCCTGCGTTGGGTCCGCCGCCAACTGCCTGCGGCACTCAGCCAGGCGTTCTGACACGCTCGGTTGTGGCTCTACGGGGCGGCGCTGTTCTGTCGGCGGGTCAAGGTAACCGCGCTCCTTGCGCCACTCAGCCATCTTCCGCGCTACGGCTGCCCGCTCCTCGGCGCTCACACCCTCTTCGCGCTTCCCTGCCCGTTCAGCCAGTCGCACGATACGGCGGCATCCCTCGACGCTCCGGCGCAACTTGTCAGCGTAGGGCTGGAGGTGGGCGCAAAGCTCCGCAGGGCTAGGCCAGAACTTGCCTTGCGGGCCTTGCGTCACCCACGCCTTGCGCGTCTCTGGCGTCCAGACGGCTGCGGGCATGTCACCGCAAATTTCGCAGATGGCGCTGATCTTGGCTGCGCTATCGGCTGGATCAGTCGGCGGGTTTACCGTCAGCGGGATCAGCTTTTTCACCCATGCCGCGATGATGATTTCCTGCGCTGGAGCGTTGGCGTTCTGCCCTTCCGCAATGGCCCTCGCCTCGGAAACGAGAACTGGTGTCAAGTCACGGACTGTCATCGGGATGCCACGCTGCACCGCAGCGATGAGGGCTGAAAGATCAGCGGAAGGCTCAACGGGCGCAACGGGCAACGCCATGGCACCAGGCTGGATTTTGGCAATGGTGGTCATGTCACACCCCCTCGATGTCGGGCACATTGGCCCACGTTTCTGCGGCTAGCTGCTGGCGGGATTTTGGGTTTGCTCCAGACGCTCGATGCCTAACTGCGGCCTCACACCACGCTTGCGGCTCCGCTGGCCTGAGGTCCGACGCTTGGCGGATAACGTCGAGCACACACGCCGCGTCATCGCCGCTGAGCTTGAGCCATCGCCCGATCAACGCTCTGACGTTCCGCTCCGGGAGTCCGGTCATATGTCGGATGCGCTGAGTGCCGTCCGTGAAAAGCTGGGTTCGGGCATCGAGAGAATTCTCAGCCTCACGCATTGTCCGCGCTTCGGCCTCAGGCCCCGAACGAAGTGAGGGTATATTATCTCTACTCTCTACTCTCTTACCTGCGACGAAACGCGTTTCATCACCTGTTTCATCAAGCGTTTCAGAAACTGTTTCAGTCTGCGTTTCATTATCCGTTTCAGAGTGCGTTTCGATATTAGGTTGTTTAACGCCGTCTTTCTGTTTCGCACGCCACGCTTTGAGGCGTTCACGGTCAGCTTCTCGCTTCTCGTCAGACTTGAGCCGCAGGTCGAATTTATCGAGAGCAATCTCGCAAAGTTCTTTATGATAAAGGCGACCGTCCGAGCACTTGACGAAACCGCGCAGGGCAATTTCCTTCGCCCTTGCCCATCCCCGTTTGTCGGTACCGAAGTCGGCAAGCATACCAAGTTCAATGTCATCGTCGGGCAGGCTGCCGCACGGCACTTGAGACCACGCTTCCCACCAGAGCTTCATAGCGGCCAGACCGGCGCGAGGATTACGGGCGGCAGCCTGCATGTAACTGGACGATCGGAAATACCGCACACCGTAGAACGGCATGAAGTCATAACCTCTCAAGTCGCAATCGGCTGGCGTTAATGGCTCAGGCATGGTACTAAAACTTTCAGCCATGTCTTGCTATCCTCAAGCATTGGTCAGAAGGCCGCCCGGTGCTCCAACACCAGCGGCCTTCGCCATATTAGCAGGGTTGCGGAGCGTTGGGTACTCTGTGTGGGCCGGAATCTCCTGGAATAATGGTGAGGTTTTGCAATCACCTCCCCACTGATCCGCCATGGCATCTGCAATGCCTTGATACGTCTGAGAGCGCAGTTTCCCCCGATCAGCAGAGGGCGGCATCTTGTGAATGCGCGCCTCCCTGCCAGACACAACATTGGTCGGTCGCAAAGGCGGCAGGTTGACCAGCCACAGACAGGTGGCCTTGGTCTCCCCATGCCCAAACATCCACGGCTGGATAATCTGATCAGGCCGACGCCACAGGGTGGACATAATGCAGACCGGGTTCTCGATTGCTATTTTCGGAATCCCGCACCGCGCCAGACGCATGAAGAACGATACTGATGCCTGCTGCCTCCCATCCATACGCTTTGCGGCAAAATGACGCGCACCTGAAACGGAAAGATCAGTGCACGGCGGATGGAATACGGCCATATCCCACGGATAGTCCAGCACATCCCGAACGTCGCCTTGGTAATGCGGGCCCGGACGCTCGGTTGGCAACAGATCACATGACATTGCGTCGTGGCCGCGCGCAATGAATGCATCCCGCACGATGCCGCTGTATTCGCAGCCTATGAGGATTTTCATGCCGGAACCCCAGTATTCTCAAGCGCCCGAATGCCAAACAGAGCGAGCATCACGGCTTCTGCCCGGCCATCATCCTTCACGCGTGAAAACAAAGCTGCATCAGCCGGGAACAATTCACATGCTCGCTGCCGCGCTGCGCCTTTATCGGCTGGGCAGTTCATTCCCTTCTTCCAGTCTTGTGGTCTGATTTTTGTCATGGGGATGCATAGGGCTGAACAAACGCCCTCTATCACCCCTAGGCCGCGACCAAAGGCAAACGCGCCCACGGCCCCCTCACCTGGCCTTACGGAAACATTCTCCACAAATAGATGGTCTGGCGCATGAGCCCGTAAATGTGCGGCAAGAAGTGCTGGGTTAATCACGCGCCGAGTGGTGCGCCCTACCTTCACATAATCAATCGGCATATCCAGAACCTCAATGATCTGATGCCGCCAGTTGAGGAATGCGATTGCACCGCCAGCGCCCGGGTCGATTGCTGCTATGATCTTCATTGCGTCACATCCCCAGCGCGCGGCGGTAAACGTCAAGCAGGGTTTCCTGCTCCTCCAGTTCGCCCGGTTCCTGCTTTCGCATACGGATGATCTGGCGGATGACTTTCACGTCAAAGCCCGCAGATTTGGCCTCTGTGAAGATATCTTTGATATCGCCAGCCAGCCCTTTTCGCTCGCTTTCAAGTCGCTCAACGCGCTCAATAATTGACCGCAGCCGATCCGCCGCAATTCCACCAACTGCCGCATCATCGCCTCTGGAGAACTCGTTATGTGTGCTGGGAAATTCGCTCATTTGTTCATTCCTTTTCGGGCTGGCACGCACATAGGGCGCACGATATATCCAAGTGCGTTGATAATGCTTTCTGGGATGTCGCGTTTTTGCGACAGAACTTCGGAAACTATCGAGCGCGAGATGCCAGTTTTGCGCGCCCATGCACTTTGGCTGCCTGCTAAATCGACAGCATCAGCCAATCGATTGCGAATTTCCTCAACCGGAAACGGGGTCATTCGCTGCACTCCCGCGCCAAAGCATCAGCCCGCGCCTGCAACTTATCGGCCTTGGCGTTCAGCCATTGTGCAAGCTCTCGGAAATAGAACGCTCGATTGAGCGCACGACCGGCGCGCCAGCGTGTGACGCCGATATGCCATTGAAGGAACAGTCGCCCCATTTGCGATCCCATTCTTCGCTTCTGGCGCGATACAGGGCGGCCTGATGCTCGGCCCGTGCCCGCATCTGCTCCAGATGATTGCGGTAAAGCCGTTCCACACTCAGGAAGATGTGCGCCGGGATGACGCTCCACTCCCCATAGAACAGCCGCTTAATCTGTCCGTCCGTCAGCCCGGTCTTGCGGGCGATGGACGCGAACGCTTGCTTGAGGCCAGACCGTGAGCCGGAGGCCTCCACGATTTCATGCAGTTGCATCTGGACCTGCTGCGCGATTGCTTCAGGCGTCATCTTCGGACCCCTTTCTGCTCTCACGGATTCGAATTCTCTCTCCACGGAATTTACCTCTGCCAGTTTCATGATTGTTGAGGTCACGAACTGGAGAAACAATGGAGAAGGAGACTGAATTCGGAACGGTGCAGGTTGGTGGCGAGTATGTCACCAACCCGTTTTCCCCGCTCGATACAGCTGACACAGCACCCGGCAATTTACACCTTGCCTCACCGTATCTGGGCATCTCACTGCTCAGGACGGCGCGGCTCTGGTCACGTCTGCACCCATGGGCAACCGTGGGGCAACGCATCGCGCTGGCCCAGGAAGTCGCCAAAGAGTTAGGGGTGGACGTGGGGTGCATTGGGTGATGTCAGGCCGCTACAGCAGACTTGCGGACAAATATCTGCGTCACGCCAGCATGCGTGGCTGCGATTACATCATCGCTACCAGCAGCCATTTGCAGCAGATACTCTGGTGCCCTTGCCTGTATGCCGAAGCGCGTCCATTCACGCGCGTATGTGGGCTTGCTGTAGGCAATCTTGAACGTAGGCGGGATGGTTATTTTCTTAGTCGTGATCATCGGTTGGCACCCCGCCAGCGTTCGAGCCCACGCCACATAGCGTTGGACGCAATAGCGTTGCGCTCCTCTTGGGACAGGTCCGCAAGGTTCACAGCTTTGGGTTTGGAAGCCTCAGGCTGCTTCGCATCCCTCAGATGCTTCATGGCGTCTTTGTAATAGTTATTGATGGTGATCTCTGCCACACCAAGCTGTTTTGCAATCTCCTCTTTAGAAAGACCGCGCTTGAGGCCGTCCACGATAATGGGAATTGTTTCACTTCTCGGTCTGCATGTGCGCTTTGCGATGGAGGAGCCTCTCTTCCGAAGCGCCTCCCCCAGCGTTTTGAGATTAACGCCAAGCTGCTCGGCTATCCCCTTGCGCGCCATTCCGTTCTGGGACAGCGAGACGGCCTGTTTAAGGAGGGCATCCGTTATAACCCTTGCCGATCCGTGCCGGTACTGGCCCGGTGGAACGGAACGCTTGATGTACTCGCGCAGTGTATGCGGCCGGCACCCATACTTCCTAGAAAGCGCCTCGCATGTCGCCCCGGCAAGATACTCCCTCACCATGAGAGCGCGCTGCTCGTCTGTCAGGAGAGCCAGTTTGAGGGGTTGTGCCATCACGCACCCCCTTCCGTGACAGAGCGGCCAGCAGGAACTACCGTTTCAGTGCGTGAGGGAGTCGCAACCTCCCCCACGCTTTCACCATCTACCAACTCAGAGGACGAAAACTGATGAGATGTGACTCTGCTATCTGGGCTGCGGCTCAAAGCATTGCGAAGAACGAAGGAAAGAACGTCACTGATGAGGGCCTTATCAATGAGGACAGGCAATACATCCTGAACCTTCTCGCCGACATCGGGGCATCCCTTGACGGTCGCGTCAGGCCCCTGCAAGTCACCGTCAATAGGTAATCCACAAGGCAGGTTCCGATAGATCGCCTCAGCAAATGCATCCGGGCTGAGGCTGCCATGACACTCTCTGATCGCGTTTCTTATGGCCTCCGCCAGCAATGGGATCGGTTTTGTCATGGCTGCACCTCGCGCGCTGGGGTGCGTTCGTATAAGTCGGGGCGTAGAGCCTCACGGGGTAGACCTGTGATCTGCTCAATCTCAAAGACAAGATCGGATGGAACAAAATCCCACTGGGCAACGGCCCCACGGGTGATGCCCAGACCAGATGCGATCTTCGCGGATAAGCCCCTGCGGGATCGTATCAACATCATTCCTGAATGTTTACTCATACAAACCGCTTAGCGTTACTGAGCGGGAAAGGCAAGTGTTTTTGCTTAGTGCTGATAAGCGGGCCTACGGATACTATCCCCGCATGGAAATCAAAGACCTCATACGATCAGCGCGAAAAGCCAAAGGGCTGTCACAAGCTGCTCTCGCAGAGCAAATTGGTGTGAACAAGAGCGCTGTAGCCCAGTGGGAGTTAGGCTCAACCCGCCCCAATGAAGACAGTATGGCTGCTTTGAAACTAATTCTTTCTATCGAAGACCATATCTCTCCAGTCGGGTCTTCCCCATATAACGGTCAACTCGTCGAAGATCCCGACGAATTGGCCCTTTTGAAGTTCTGGCGCTCTTTGTCTGTCGAGAAGAGGCGCGCAGTTGTCGAGCTTCTGCACATCGGCCTTCCCATCCGCCCTTGATTCCTCTTTCACCACAGCCTTAGCAACCTGCAAGTGTTCTGGTTATGTTCTATTTGCGGCCTGACGCGGTTATAAGTCAATAAATCTCTGACTAAGCAAAATGCTCAGAGACGCTAATTTTTTATCTTGACTGCTTAGAGGCTCTAAGCGTAACTAAGCCCATCAACCAAACAGGTGATGGCGATGACCTCCACACTCTCAATTCTCGGAACGACGATCCGGCAGGACGCAGAAGGCCGGTTCTGCCTGAATGACTGCCACAAGGCAGCGGGCGGTGAAAACAAGAACCGCCCCTCAATCTGGGCAGATAACTCCCAGACAAAAGCGTTAATCGCTGAAATTCAGGCCGAAGCAGGAATTCCTGCTTTGACATCAATCAAGGGGGGCAATGCCTCCGGCACTTACGCTTGCAAAGAACTGGTCTACGCCTACGCAATGTGGATCAGTCCTGCTTTCCACCTCACAGTCATTCGCGCCTTCGATGCGCTGGTGACAGGGCAGATCGCAGCCCCAGCCCTGAGTGAACAGGAAATTGTCGCACAGGCACTTCAAATCACTGTCCGGCAGGTTGAAGAACTCAAGGCAGAGAACACCATACTCACACCCAAAGCAGAAGTGGCTGAAAAGATCGCCAGCAGTGACGGCCTCTACACACTGAATCTGTCAGCCAAAGCGGCGCAGATGCCACTGAACCAGTTCACACGCATCGCACACGCCAATGGCTTCATCTTTAAGCAGCACGGAAAATGGAACGCCTACTCCGACAAGGTGAAGGCTGGATATTGCTACGTAAAGTTTCACCCATATCGCGACCGTGATGGCGACGAACGCTTTAGCCCGCAGGTGTTTTTCACACCCAAGGGTATTGAGCGCATCGCAAGAATTAGTGGTCAGCACTGAGGAATAAAGAAATGAACACACAGGTCGAGCAGACGGCTGCTCCCACAACGCCACACTGGCGCGACATCCTCGAATACACGGCAATCTGGGCCCTCTACACGCTGGCTGACGGCGCGGAGATCGTGTGCAGCTTCCTCAACACATGGTGGGCTGGCTATGCGCGCGCTGTGTTTGTCACAGTTCTCGCTGGCCTTGGTCTCGCACAGTGGGACTGGTTTATGACGCGGTTCTGCCTCACCTGCGCTTGGCTTGTGGAGGCTGTGTGATGCGCATCCTGAAAGCCGACATTCGAACGCTTGATAAGGCCCGGTGCTTTGGTCAGGTCCGGGTTGCTGAGTATTTCGGCGGTAAAGACCCAAACTCAGGAATTAAGGACGCAGAAAAAGGGAAATTTGTAGACCGCAATATTTCCAGAGGTCTGCTTAGGGGGGGGGATTTCTTCAATCAATACGTTCTTACCGAAAAAGGAAGGTCTACGTTGTTCGAGTATGAAGAAATGATCCGCCTGAAAGCTGAAGCAAAAGCCAAGAAGAAAAAGAAAACCCCCTAACACCCCCGCGTCACCCGGTTTGCGGACCGGGCTTCGTGGCCGTGTTGGCCGATTGTTTCCCAACGGGAGAATGAAAATGTCACAGACATTGGAGCGCGAAAGTGTGCGCCGTCTGGCTCCTATACCTCAGATGGAGCCGCCTGCTGTCACTTCTTATGCTGATAAGCTTGATAAAGAAGCGCGTTCTGATCAGGAAGAGTTGGAAAAATTTTCTGATATGTTGAAGGCCGCCCACCAGAAAGCGTTATTCCTTCTGAATAATTTGCATTTTGGCAAAGAACTGGTTGGCCTGCCGGAAACTGTACGTGGCTTGGCTATCTGCATTGCCAACACAGAGGAAGATGACATCAAGCATCTCTGGGAATATCAGTCATGACTCTAATAACCGAGCCCGGCATCTATGATCTGACGAACGAGCAGTATCATGCCGATCCGTGCCCCGAAATGAGCCTTTCCAGCTCTGGCGCTCGTGATCTTCTCTCATCATGCCCCGCTAAATTCTTGGCTGCAAAACAGCTTCCTCGTGAAAATAAGCGCTGTTTTGATATTGGAAGCGCAAGCCACCTGATGGTTTTGGAGCCTCACCTGTTCGATCGGAAGGTGTGTGAGATTAAACACCCACATTGGCGCACGAAGGCAGCTAAGGAAGAGCGGGATGCGGCCTATGCAGAGGGGCGGATTCCCCTCCTCTCCAAGGAGGTGGAGGATATTCGGGCCATGCACTCGGTTGTCTGGCGGGATACTCTCGGCGCACGGGCCTTCTCCGGCGGGAAAGCGGAGCAGTCATTGGTCTGGCGTGACGAGGAATTCGGTATCTGGTGCCGACTGCGCCCCGACTACATGCCGAACAATGCGGCCCGCATCTTTGATTATAAGACGGCGGCAGATGGCTCACCGGACGCCTTCATGAAGGACATTTACAATCGCGGCTACCACCAGCAGGCGGCCTGGTATCTGGATGGGTATGAGGCTGTAACCGGACACCGGCCGCGTGAATTCTGGTTTGTGGTACAGGAGAAAACGGCTCCGTTCCTGCTGTCATTTTTCCAGATGGATGAAATGTCTCTGGAGATCGGCCGCACTCTCAACCGGCAGGCCAAGGGCATCTTTGCGTGGTGCCTGAGGAATAACCGCTGGCCCGGATACCAGCCGGAAGTTGATGGCAAGGCGCGCTTCTTTATCACGTCTCCGCCCGCATGGTTGGTCCGGGAATACGAATTCAAAAACGAGCATGGGGCTTACGAGCCGCCAGCTATTAAGCAGAAGGAAGTTGCGTGATGAGCGCCTCTCAGAAGCAAAACACAAGGCCAGTTGCAAAGAAAATCACGCCACAAGAGTTTGCCGAGCAGTTTGCTGCCATTGTCCCGCAGGTCAAGTCTGTGTTGCCCGCGCATGTGACATTTGAAAAGTTCGAACGTGTTGTGCGGTTAGCTATTCGGAAAAACCCCGACCTACTGGCCTGCTCTCCTGCATCACTGTTTATGGCTTGTATTCAGGCAGCCTCTGATGGGCTTCTCCCTGACGGCCGTGAAGGTGCGATCGTATCGCGGTGGAATTCCAAAAAATCATGCAGCGAAGCATCATGGATGCCCATGGTAGCGGGGCTCATGAAGCTGGCGCGTAACAGCGGAGACATTGCCAGCATTTCCTCTCAGGTTGTTTTTGAGGGAGAGCTGTTCCGGGTGGTTCTGGGCGATGAGGAGCGGATCGAACATGAGCGCGACCTTGGCAAAACAGGCGGGAAGATTGTCGCAGCTTATGCGGTAGCCCGCCTGAAGGATGGATCCGACCCAATCCGCGAAATCATGTCATGGGGGCAGATCGAGAAAATCAGGAACACAAACCAGAAGTGGTCATGGGGGCCGTGGAAAACGTGGGAAGATGAAATGGCTCGTAAAACAGTCATTCGTCGCCTTGCAAAACGGCTTCCCATGTCCACGGACAAAGAGGGAGAGAGACTACAATCTGCGATCGAGCGTGTTGATGGGCTCGTGGATATTAGCGCCGCAGTAGACGCCCCACAAATCGCCGCAGACGACGACTTTGCCGCAGCCGCGCACGGTGTTGACCCGCAGCAGATTGCCGCACCAGACCTTATTGGACGCCTTGCACAGATGCACTCTCTGGAGCAGGTGCAGGAGATAGAGCCGCAGGTTTCTCAGGCTATTCAGGAGGCCGACGAACGCGGAGACAGCGACGCAGCTAACGCACTGGATGCCGCATTGCAGTCCGCCCTGTCCCGCACCAGCACCGCAAAAGAGAGTGTTCCCGCATGACCACCAAACTAGAAATCATCGGCCCCTACACGCCGGAGCACGAGGGGCCGTTTTGCACTCGGGGCGGAATTCCTGTTGATCTTCGTATCCGGGATGGACGAGGCGATTATCCTCTGGCTGGGTATATAGGAGACAACGTGTCTCTGATTATTTGGTCAGCGCTTGGTGAGTATGTGCGTGATAATAAAGAACACCTGCCAGACCTCATGAACGCCAGCGAAGTCCCTGTGGCACGGGAGTTTTGGGTTAATGAGTATGCCGGGAAAGACGGTTTGTTTCATAATATATTTGAAAATGAAGCAACAGCACATCGTCATAAGGCGGATACCTTTCTCCGCACAATCCACGTCCGCGAAGTGCTGCCGGAGGAAGGCGCATGACCAACTCCACCAACTGGCCCAACCCTGAGCGCCCCGGTGTTCCGTTATTTCCTGAGCGGGATGGGTGGCACATGGTAAATTGTGCTCCACCTACTCGGCATACAATTTTCCGGTTTTGGTTTTCACGGGAAAAGATGTGGCATATTGTAGGGCGTAAAAATCTTTTCCATAATCCATATTCTGGGAGTTTTGGTTTTCCGCCGGATATGTTCGCAGACAATCGATACATCGGCCCCGTCCTCAGCCCCGCGCAGATAGCCGAGATGCTGGTGGCTGAGCGAGAGCGGTGCGCAAAAGTGTGTGAGGACGCATATGAAAAATCCGGGCGCGATTTTGAATATTTAGGATGTAACGACGCAGCGCAGCAAATCCGCAACCTAGGAGCCGCACCATGAGGACGAGAGAAGAGCAGATAGCGTCTCTTGCCGCTGCTATTTATACGGGCGCGGCAAAGATGCCCCATGCGCTTAAAGAGGCCGAGACATACATCCTAGAAGCCGAACGCCGGGCAGAACAGCGCGTGCGAGCGGAGATTGCGCGGGATAGTGAGCGGTTGGATTGGTTGGAAAAAACCCGATCTGTTGTGCTGGAAGATGCTGATAACGGGTGGCGTGTTACGATTGGCGGAATAGAATTTTCACTGCGGGAAGAAACCGCACGAAATGCCATCGACGCAGCGCGGGAGGTGGGGTGATGAGACGGCAAATCGGAAGATTACTCTGCAAACTTTTTGGGCATAAGTGGTCAAAATGGCGTCTTGAATATTCGTGGATCAGGAATGACGATTTGCTATATCGCCAATGCAAAAGGCGCGGCTGCATGCAAAGTCAGAAAAAGGACTACGCCAATGACTGACCCGAGGATTGAGGCGGCTCTTGACGCTGCATGGGCCAATACTGTGCAGTTCCAGTCTGGCGAAACATTTGCCCAGTACAATGAGCGCGAACCGTATGCGGCGGGAGAGTTTCGCGTATCAATAATCGCAGCTATTGCAGCAGCAGACGCGGCGGCTTGGAGGCCGATTGCCGATCAACCTCCATCTGAGCCTGTCTTGATAATGTCTGAGCATGGCGCAGCTGTTGCGCAGTGGGATATGAAAATAGATGCCTGGCGGAATGAGGATACGATGTTTTCCCCTAGGTATTTCACCCACTGGCAGCCCCTGCCCGCTCCGCCCGCAAACAGCGCCGAGTTGGGAGGGGTGGATGGGTGAACTGATATCCCGGGCGCAACTCGCCAAACAGCTTGGAAGGTCAGAGCGCACACTGCGCCGCTATCTTCCTACCATTCCCGGCCTTTCCTGTATCAGGATAGGCCGACGCATATACTTCACCGAACAAGACATCGCATTAATAGAAGAGGCGCTTCGTTGTCCCTATCCTACCGCAAGAGAGGAAAGTGCTGGTACGCTCGTGGCACGGTCCGCGTTGGTCGTGAAGTCATCACGGTCAAGGAGTTCAACACGGGATGCTCTTCTCGTGCGGATGCGGAAGCAGTTGGATCGGCAGAAGAGGCCGCAATCAGAGAGCGAAAACTACAGGGACCGCAGGCAGCCCTAAAAGCTCTCACTATCGCAGATATGATCTCTGACTACATGGAGGCGCGTAACCCACGCGCCCCTGATATATTGGTGCTGATAAATCTCACTGAGACGATAGGCCATTATCCACTCCATGATGCGAATGAGGCCTGGAGGGCATGGACACGCACAAGAGGGCGCAATCTGGCACCAGCGTCGCTGCATAGATGGCGTGCAATCCTCATGGCGGCCATAAATTCAGGATGCAAGTCTCGCGGCCTCACACCACCGCAAATAGCAACTGTGGCAAAGGTAAAGCCACCAACCGCTATATACCTTTCGCGTGAGGACAGGGACAGATTGCTGGATTGCTACAGCGCAAATGCAAGGCCGGTTGCCGTCACATTGTGCTTTCAGGGGCTCAGGAGTGGAGAAGCGCTCCGGCTTGACTGGCAATTTGTCGATTTCGAAAGAAAGTCCCTCTTCATTCACCAGACAAAGACAGGAAGGCAGCGCTCCATACCAATGCACCCCAGAGTGCATCAGGAGCTATTCACGCTTTGGGAAGCAAGAGGTATGCCTGACAAGGGCACTGTATTTCTGACCTCAAGTGGCTCTCCATACCACGATCAGACCAAGGTGAGATTTGGTGGGAACCCATTCAGATTTGTTCACAACCAGGCATGCCGCCGGGCTGGCATAAACGGGTTTACGCCCCATAGCTGGCGTCACCACTGGGCCTCATGGATGGTCATGTCAGGATGTGATCTGTTTACACTTATGAAGCTCGGAGGATGGTCAAGCCTGAGAATGGTCGAGCGCTACGCCGCTGTAAGCTCCGATCATTTATCTGATGCGATAAACCGCCTCACCTAA